ATAATTGAGCATCACCTCTTGCTATTGCATAGAATACATCTTTTTCGCTATGAGAATCAATACCTCTTTTTAATGCGTCTAAAATATATTTGCGTGACTTTAACCACGACTCTTTATCCAATGATGATGTATTCATATTGTCTTGATGTTCCACTACTGTTATGCGTAATTGTAAAAGAGCCATTCGTTCTAGCTGATATAAATAATGCTGTAAGTTCTGCGGCAGCGTTTGCAGACTTAGGCATAAAAGTTATAACGCTATTTTCTCCTGCACGAACATCATTTACTGTTGTTGTAGCAGATGAGGTTTGCAAGGTAACACTACCAGTAGAGTTTATTCCCCCTTCTAATATACGATTAACAACTTCAGCAACTTGTCTAGGGTTACCACCTTGATGAGCTAATCTTTTATACTGGTTGTCAGCCATTTACCTTCTTCCTGTTGTCTTTGCCTCTATTTCGACACCTTGAATATATTTCCAAGTGCCTGATACATTTAATCTTATTTTATGATACCTACCTTGATTTGACCTAATATTGCAATATCCATCATCATTTAATGAACTTGCTGTACCAAAACTATCTTGATCTACTTGTCTAAGTCTTGATGATACTTGTGCAGTAATACTAGGTGTTGTGCCATCTACTATTTCTACATAAGGTATAACATTTGTTATAACGCTTGCTCTACCATTAGATGTATCTAAATCAGCAGTTTCTATTAGTGCTTCTTTATTTATACCACTAAAGGTGTGTAACTTTTTATCTTTAGCACCACCAAATATAAATTGACCACCAATATATATTGATGAGTCAAGTGAGGCTGGCAAGCCATCAAGTGATGTGCTAATAGCGTCTAATTCTTCTAGTGTATAATTAATAGTCATAAATGGTGATATAAGTTCACAATCTAATTCTGCATACGACCATCTTTGCAAGGCATAATTATATATTAACAATCTGTCAGGCGTATCATCATTAGAACTACCTGATGTATATGACCACACAACAATTTGTTCTGTAGGGTCAACAGCGGTAGATATTCTACCTTTGTTTCGTATAGTAAAATCATCAAAGAAAAAACGATTTACTTTTTCTGCACCTATTGGTGTACTTCTTTGTCCATCAAACTGATAAAATCCATCATCTGATAGATAAAATACAGTCTCACCAACACTTGCTACTGAGTTAGGATAGTTACAGCCAAACCCTGTTTGCACTTTGTCAAATTGGAATATAAGTGGTGTACCAACGTAAGAGCCACGCACAATACCTCTTTCACATAGTATAGTTGCATATTCACCACCAACAATACCTGTAATATCACCCATATCAAATATATCTTGTATATCAGATTGGTCTGTACCTATTGTCCAACCTGTATGTGAGGCTAGAGCAGAAAAATAAACACGATTAGGATAAGCTGTACCGCCATATTTAACATTGCCAGTAAATACAAAGTCACCAACAACTGCTATATGTTTAGCCGCAGGGCTACCAGATATGTCAGCAAAAGCAGAACTTGTACCATTATCATATACTTGTAATATATTGTTGTGTCCTGATGTACCTATAACAAATCCACTAAAGTCTATAAACTTCCATATATCTTCATTACCTAATGATGTGTAGTTACCTGCTTTTGATATATTTGTTAAGTTAGAGTTTGATTTAGTAAATTCATATAGTTTTGTTACATCACCTGCAAATATCTTAGGATCACCGCTATCGTCTTTAGCTGCAAAGATACCTCTTAGTCTATTGTCGGCAGCATTACTATATTGCGATAAATCTTGTAAGCCACGATAACCTCGTGCAGCAGGAATAACATTTTTTGCAGTCGTCACTCCGCTAGTGTTATCAGGCTGGTCAGGCAACCATTCTCCAAAAGGTGTATTCATTGCCATTAGTTATTCTCCATATACACTTCGCATTTCCAAACCAACACCATAGCTACCTTTTTCATCATCTACTCTAATTTGTTGTAGTATAGTTTGTATTAACGCTTCGTATTGTGTTGCTCTTTGTTCGTCTAACAAGAACGTATAAGCATTAAATAAACTTGCGTATAAGTATAAGTCTGGGTAACGAGTTAAAATAGTATTAGTTGTATTATCATCAGATAGAGCAGATACGCTTTTTTTGTATGTTAGTTCTAATGTATATGTTGAATCTGGTATCGGTGCTAAAAACAATTCTTCTCCAATAACAGAATATGCTCTTGGCAAGCCTGTTGCTGTTGTTGGAAATTCTTTTTTAAGTTGTATTGGTGTTAGAAAACGTAATGTTATTCTTGGGTTATTCATAACCTTTACATTACGAATAGTTCTTAAATCGGTTGGCAAGGTTACATAAGCATTGTCGGCTGTGGTAGTTAATGATGAGCGTGTATCTTGTGAGCGTGTCTCTAATTCACGAGACAATCTTGATTCCGCTAAATCAATAAAGTTATCTATTTCATTTGTTAAATCATCTCTTGCTAAGAAATTAGCTATTGATGTTTTAAGTTCTGCATAAGTAGATATTGCCATTATATGTTTCCACCGCCTGTTCTAAAAAGTTTATTGTCTGGGTCGTTGAGCCATCTTGCCCATGCTTTCTTATTATGCTTTGGGTCGCCTAATTTTTCAACTAAATCAAAATAAAGATTAGAAGGTAGCTCGGCAACATGCTGTTGATGTTTCTGTGTATTACCGATTAAACTGTTTGGCTTGTAATCTATGCTTTTATCTTTAGCTAATTTTAAAATATTGTCTGTTTTTTGTTCTACGGAAACATGATGTTGTCCATCATCTCCGCCATGAAAATAAGTAGTCTTTTTTTGTATAGGGTCGTAATTTAATACTTTCTTATTTGCCATTTTTCTTCCTTGTAAAAAGGGAGTAGGTTTCCCTACTCCCTATAAACACTATATTAAGATGTGCTTAAATCTGTGACCATAGCATGAGCTTTAGGTGCTTTAACAATATAAGTCCACTCGGACACAATGCTAAATTTAGTCGCATCACCAGTAGGTGCTATATCTGAGACTGAGAACAATCTGTTTGGTAGATGTCCAACGCAATAATAGTCAGAATCCATTAGGAAGATTGTGTCATTTGGCATTTGTCTGTCAATAGTAACAGATAGTTGACCAAAGTCAGTTAGATACAAACTAACACTACCAATAATTGCAGCTTCTTTTGGAGCTGTCATTGTTAGTTGGTTAGTTGCAACTGAACCTGATGATAAATCAGAAAAAGCTACTTTATTAGCTGGTGAAACAACTAGAATATCTGGTTGTCCGCCATCTGTGTATGCTTTTTTCATTGCATCATCAATTTTAGCAAGAGATAGAGCTGCATTAGTACCTGCTTTATCAGATACGTCAGAACCATCACCAGTAGGTGTTGTAGATGCTGATATAAGATTTACGTTCGTCATATATGAGCTAATCTTACCTGCCTTTCTTGGGTCTGATGCAGAACGAGCTTCATTTTTAACGAGAGCTTTTTCAATATCTCTACGTTGCTCAAGTCCTTTAAGAACTTTAACATAAGCTGTTTCTTTATCTCTACCTGCTTTATCAACTGAATCTAAAGTACCAGAAACTGATGCTGCTTGTACTGAGATTTGATGATAATTGCCAAGTCTTGTTGTTGCAGTCGGATTCACATAAGAATAGTCCGCACCTTCTGCAGCATAATTAGTATCTGATGCTGCTGTTAGTTCTTGTACTTGCCATTCGTGGAATACGCCTTTTGTTACTTCTTTTTTCGCATTAGAAAAAATCGGTGTTTCTGCTGGATCGATACGAGTAATTACGTCTGATAAATCCTCTCTCTCACCTATAGCATTTGCGGTTTTATATGTCGCCATAGTTTAGTCTCCTTGTTAGGTATTTTTGGTTAAAAGATAGTCCACAGCCGAATCCATAGATTGAACTGTAGAAAGTTTATTTAAGGCTTTGTCAACCTTTTGTTTTCTAAGGTCATTACTTGTAGTTGGTTTGCCACCTTTTGTCATCTTTGGAGCTTTTCTGACTTTCTTTTGAATAAGAGGTTTCTCATTCTGGAGTTGGTCAAATAAGTACGCTTTACGCATAGTAACAATAGCTCTGTGGTCTGAGGCTTGGTTTAATTCTTGTTCTGTAAATCCTGCTCTCTTTGCCCACGTTACCATACTAGCTTTTTCAACTTCAGCTTTCTTAGCATCTTTCCATTCAGGAATTGCTTGTACTAACTTTTGTTGCTCTTGAGCCAAGTGTTTTTGAAACTCCACTTGTTGTTCT